GGCTACTGCGGCTATTTTTGCATCTGTAATAGTGCCATCTAATATATCAGCCGCAATCACAGTACCGTTTGCAATCATCGCTGATGTGATTGAACCATCGGGTATAGAGATAGTTGTAGTGTCAACGCTAAAGAGTGTTGCACCCGTGTTGGACCTAACGATAAAGCTATTATCGGTATCGGTTTTTATACTACTAACAATGATTGTTCCGGCCATAATTCTCTCTTAATTTATTCTTTTATTTATATTCTTTTTTGAATTTGTCAAAAGGATTTATTCTTAAATATTCAGCAGCTTTATCTAATCTTTCAGGAATATCATAAAACAATCCTAAAGCCTTATTACAAGAATAACAAAGAACTCCTCTAACTTTACCTGTTGTGTGGTCATGGTCTATTGATAATCTACGACCATCAGGCTCTTGTTTTCTTCCACAAACCGCACATCCGCCGCCTTGATACTCTATTAATTTATAATATTCTTCTAATGAAATTCCATATGTTCTTCTTATTATAGCATCCCATCTATCTAATCCAGACCAATTATGTGGTTTGAATTCATCACACTCTCTAATATTAGAGTTTCTTCTTAAATTTCTAGTTGAAACTACATGTTCACCATCGCATTTTTTACAATAAACTTTCCAACTATTTGGAGTTATCTCATCTAAAACTTTACAATATTCATTTTCATAATTTGAAAAATCTCTAACACCATCTTTTCTTTTTCTTTGCCTCATCTCGCTGAGCTATGCTTAAACGGAGCCTCGGCAAATGCCATGTAGATGTATGTTCCACTTGTTTCATTGCCGTTGCTTCCACCTTGTCGCCACTTAAAACCATTTGATAATATATCTATGGAGTTTGATTGCTCTGCAACACTTGAATTTGGTCTCAACAATAAAGTGGATAAATTATAAGTATTTCTTGCGGTATCAAATAAAGTCCAATCATCACCACCTCCGTTTGTTCTTTTTGTTAATACAAATTTAGGTCTAAATCCTGTATACACAAACGGACCATCACTAGAACCATTACCTGTGTAAGAACCAAAAGCACTAAAGCCTGCTATTTCTGCAAAGCAGTAGGCGACATAATTATTTGAAGGGTCATTTACAGCCCCTGTTGTAGCAACAGTAAATACAGTTGATGTTGGGCTTGTATTATTCCATCTGTTTGTTGCTGTTGCAGCTGCTGCTGTAGTGTTTAAAGATAAATATTGTGTGTTTCCTATACTTGCATGAAAAACCATCCAAGCTCCATCTCCAGCAGTCCCTATAGTTCTATTTTTAACAATAATCATCTTTGGTGCAACACCAAGCCCATGTCCTATAGTAGCTACACTTCCTGTTCCTGTATAAGTTACAATACTAAACCCAGCAGTTGTGCTTACAGATACATTACTTGAAGTGGATCCGGATGTGTTGACTGTGGTTGTGCCTTCACCAGCTCGCCATTGCCATGCTACATAAGTAGAACCATTATTATTATTCCTTGCTTCTGTACCTACAGAAAAACCGTTTGAATTAAAACTGGTTAAAGATTGTGCTGTGGTAGCTTCTGAACTCGTTAAATCAGAGTAAAGTTCTTTTGTTGCACCACGAACAGAATCATATAAAGTATTATGTCCATTTACAGGTGAAGTTCCAAAACTTCTTGGTTTATTCCATACAAAGTCAGGTTTAAATGATCCTGCATTAGTAATAGAACGAGCAGAACCATTCCCTGTATATAGCGTTGCATCAAAATATTGATTTGGTTTTTTAATTGTTGGCATAATCGTTATGGTAAATTAAATGCGTTAAGGGATTTATGGTCAGTTGGCGGTGTGTATGCAAATGGACGCTGGCCAAAATTAATAACTGCAGCTGTTCCTGTGTTATTTACACCTAATGATGGAAAAAAGTTACCCGTTAAACTTGAAAATGCAACACCTTGACTTACACCATTTTTATAGTATGTAAGTGTTCCTGCATCCATGTTTAATGCAACACCAATAACATCATTTACCGCATATTGAGAACCATAACTTGTGGGAGAAACATTAGTCCATTTATACATTGTACCACCTGTGTCATTTGTCATACCATAAGAATCGGTTGTATAACCTGGCCATTGGTCTTGGCCAGTATTATAATTTGAAGCTATATGTTTTGTAATTCCTATACCAACATTACCGGTTGAAAAATTAGCACTAGTTGCTATAACTTCCCAATACCATTTTCCAGTAGAAGGAATAAGAAATGTTCCAGGTAAAGAAGCCCAATAAGCACCAGCACAAGTTGTTTTTAGATTAGCTTCGGATAATGTTAATGAAGAACCAAAAGGAGCGATTCTGTTCAACACGCAATAATTACTCGCAGCCCCGCTTAATGTTGGTGAATCTGTCATGGCATCATAAGTGACACCAGATGTGACAGAGATGTTGTTAGGTGTCCAGTTATTACCGTAACCAGAAGAATCTTTACCAATAGCAGCCGCAGTAGCTGCTGAAGTGTCAGCAAATTTTAGGTAGAAACCATTGGTACCATATGTACCTGCAAACTTTTTAGGAATCCATTGACCAGTGCCTGCGTCTGTTTTACCAAAATAAGATGGATCTAGGGCTTGTCCGTCAATGAAGTTAATGTCAGCCATGTAGCCGTCAAGGTATGTTCCCCAAGAACCTGCATATAAAGAACCAATACTATTAGCAATATTGTTATTTATATTAGTTTCATGGTTTTGTGCTGGATATGAAGCTGTAGCAAATGCTGTAATTTGATTACCATTGACATAAATTTTAACTCTATTAGCTGCTGTTGCTTGAGTAGTATCCATAGCCACAACAACATGATACCAAGCTGAAGGGTCACGATATACAGATGATGTATTAACATCATAAGTTCCGTTATTAAATACTATTCTTATAGAATCGCTTTCAAAGCTAATACGATCATAAACTGTGTTTGATGTTCCAGCTCCAAGTAATGCTTGAGCAGCAGAACCTAATGTTCCTCGTTTTACCCATGCTGAAAATGTGTATGTCTTACGATTACCAGCTACTGTAGGTGTTCTTGATAAATCAGCACTAGCAGAACTTCTAAACCTCAAAGAGTTTCGTATAAAATAACCAAGGTTGGCTACTGCGCCAAATCCTTTAGCTGATCCACCACCTGTTGTTCCTAATAAAGGCATTCTCTATTTCTTTCTCATTATGCGTATTGGGTTTGTGAACCTAATACTGTATATGTATTTGCAGCTGTTTTAAGTATTGTAAAGCTATATAAGTCAATTGATGTTGCATTACCAGCGCTAGGTGCTGACCCACCTTGGAATTTTGGTGTCACAGATGCTCCATCAATTTGCATTGCTGATTGATAAAATGTGTTTGATCCTAATTGTGTAGCTAAGTATGCAATTGTAATTGAATCGTTAGCATTCATAATTGAATCAAGACTAATACTTGAATTACCACGAACATTAAGTGTCCAGTTAGCTGCTACGTTGGCTGTATAATGACTTACAGCACCATCTAATACATTGATTGTTGTATTTGCATTGATAGCTGTTCCATTCGATGTAACAGTTTCAATCATTTGACGAACATCAAGGCCTTGATTAAGTGTAAAACATTTAGTGGTATTTGACCATGTAAGTGTCTTATCGGTAGAAGCTTTAATGGTAAGACCAGCGCCATCTGCAAGAGCATCAGTAGGAGAAGCCGTGTTGGCAATTTCAATATTTTTATCTGTAACAACAAGAGTGGTTGTATTGACCGTTGTTGTTGTACCTGATACAGTTAAATTACCAGATACAGTTGCATCTGTAACTGTAATTGAACCAAGACCACCAGAGAATGTTGGAGCAGCTGTGAAAGTAGCTGCACCTACGACAGTCATTGTTGACTGAACATTAAGTGGTTGTGCAATATTATATTTGGTTGCATCAACCGTGATGATTGTTGTTTCGCCAACATTCAGTTTTAGATTGGTGTCGCCTTGTATGATGTCTGCTCGGATTTTACCTGCCATGATTGTTTACCTTAAAATATTGTCCATGTTGAGTTATTGGATACACTTACCGTTATATTATTGGCCACCGTAAGTGGACCGGCTGAAGAACCATTATAACCATCACCAATAGTTGTGTTAGTTGTTATTTCATTTGCATTAATACGAATAACACCATAATGGTCCGCTGCCAAATATGGAGTTGTTACGACTGAACCACCAAGGTAGATAACTTCAATATTATCTGTAGCTGATGGAGGTGCAGTTGAAAATACGATTTGTCCATTAATAACTGAATAAGAATCTGTTTTTTGTTTAACACCCGTGATGAATACTAATACAGATGCTTCATTACCATAGTCATATGTTAAATTAAATGTTGTAGTAGAGCCATCGCCAGAGAAAAACTGGCTTCGTATTGCGCCTGACTGTGGTATGTTTCCAATGTAGCTAATTTTGTTTTACCTCTTTAAGTTATTCTTTATTTATGCTCAACCTTTAAGTGCTGCAACATCTGCTTGGAGTTGCTTAATAAGTTCTTGTTGTTCTTGTATGGCTTTTGTAAGTGTAGCTACTAGGAATGATGTATCCATACCTTGATAAATTGGTTTTCCCTCTGCATCTACAGCATCTTTTTCACCACTTACTGCTTCTGGAAAATGTTCTTGTAGTTCATGAGCAATAAAACCTTGACCAGCAGTTCCGCTTGCTTTCCATGTATAAGTTACAGGATTTAATTGTGCAACTTTATCTAAAGCTCCTGACATAGGAACTATGTTTTCTTTTAAGCGATAGTCAGAGTTTGAATTGTAGCCTACTGTGTTACTTCCTGTTGTAATTGTTCCACATTCTTGTGTGCTGTTATGCCAAGAAACTAAATAAGTATTTGTTCCTGAAGTATTAAAGACCCTCATAGTAGCTGAACCAAAATTAGATTTAACTATTAAAGCATTTGTGGTAGGAATAGTTGTTGTTCCTATTCCAACTTCACCGTCAGATGCTATACGCATCGCCTCTGTACCACCTTCTGTAAAGGCTATGGTGTCAGCAGCAGGAAAGAATATACCTGTGTTGGTATCACCAGAGGCGGTTATAGCTGGGGCTGTGTTAGAACCAGCACCAGCAACCAAAGTTGTTACAGTTGTAGTGCCATTTAATGTAATATTTGAAGCAATTTGTGAGCTAGTGATGTTACCAGTAATCTGTGTATTGGCTACCGCTAATGCAGTCTGAGCTTTCCAAATTGAATTTGTTCCATCAGTAGTCAAATAATATGTCGTATTACCTGATTGGCTTGGTAAAGCTGCACCGGTCGCTAACTTAGCTGCAGTTACATTTGCATCGGCAATTTTTGCCGTAGTAATGCTACCGTCAGCAATATCTGCGGCTACAATTGCACCATCTGCTAAAATACCACTTGTAATTTTTTGAATTGCCATTTATTTTACTCTTTAATTGGAGGATTACCCTCTGGTTTTGGATATTTCTCTTTTACTTCTTTTATCTTATTAAACCATTCTGAATCTTTTAAGTCAGTTCCATTATTTATAGCATGCCATAGCATATCTAATTGTTCAAAACCGTCTGGATATTCTTTGCAACGGTCATATGAATACTGGTAATACTTTGCTAACTTTTCTTGAAAGGCAAGTTCAGCATCAATCTCTTCTTTTGTTGGTGGTTTTTGTCCATTAGGATCCCACCATTTGTGCCATGTAAATCCACCGCCAGCGGCTTCTAATTCAAATCGGCATCCAGGTCTGAGCGCTTTAATGGCAGTGTCAACACCGTAAGCCATTCCGCTTTCACCTGTAAAATTCTGCATTACTTCATTTGCATTTTGTAAATTCATATATTGTTCCTCAGTCAGTCAAAATTATTATTTAGTTGATGCTATAAACAGCTGCGTTACTTGTAAATGTTCCAGGTCCTGTAAAGGTATGTATTGTATAAGGACTTGATGTTGTCACAGTACCACCCGTAGCACCTTGGCTACCCGAATAACGGACAATGACGATACCTGAACCGCCAGCGCCACCAGTAGCTGGGGCTGCAGATGAACCTGCAGCTCCTCCAGAACCACTTCCGCCGTTTCCTCTATTAGTTGTTCCTGCTGAACCAGGTGTTGATGATGGTGCACCAGCACCAGCGCCACCAGCTGCATAAGTTACTGAAGAACCAGATATAGAAGATGCTGTTCCTGGTCCAGCTGAACCTCCCGTTGAAGTAGATGGAGCAGTACCACCAGCTCCGCCTGAACCTCCGCCACCACCACCTGCACAATTTGTAGAACCATAAGTTCCGGCACCTATACCACCATTGTTACCTTGTCCTGGTGTTCCTGCTCCAGCTGCAGGAGCTGTACCAGTGGTTCCACCTCCTGAACCTCCTGAACTTCCATGTTCAGTATGAACACCGCCACCATAACCACCTCCAATAGCTGTTGTTATGCCAGTGAATGATGAATTTGAACCTCTAGTTCCTATTGGTGCACCACCAGAACCACCGCCACCAACAGTAATAGTGTATCCTGTGCTTGTTGTAATTGATGTAGATCCTGATAGATATCCACCTGCACCACCTCCAGCGCCAGCAACAGCTGATGCTGGCCCAGCGGCATCTCCACCACCTCCACCACCAGCAACTATAAGATATTCAATTGAAGTTGGTCCACCAGCTTGTGTTTCATTCAATCCCGTTGGATATCCATATCCAGTCGGTCTAAAGTTTTGTAATGAAAATTGTTTTGAAGTTTCTGCCATAATAATCTTTAATTAATTGAGTAAACATCAGGAATTCCAACTAAAGATCCTGATCCTGTAAAAGTATGTATTTGGTATCCACCTGAAGTAGTAATTGTACCACCTGTAAATTTAGCCGTAGGTGAAGTGTATCGGACAACAGCTATACCTGAACCACCAGTTCCGCCACTATGAATCATTGGAAAATCACCACCACCGCCGCCAGCTCCTGCACCTCTATTTGCAGTTCCATTTCCACCTGCAACTCCTGCTGGGCCGCCGCCACCGTTAGATGACCCATTGCCACCTCCACCAGAACCTCCTGTTCCTCCAGTAGCGCTTACTCCAATTCCACCGCCACCACCTCCAGCATAGGTTACACTAGATCCTGAAATGGAAGATGAGGTTCCTGCACCACCAGTTCCGCCAACGGTACCAGAACCATTACCACCAGCACCTCCAGCACCGCCACCGCCGCCTCCGCCGGAATATACTGAACTTATTCCACTTCCTCCATTATTACCTTGTCCAGGTGTGCCAGAACCGCCAGCAACATTTGCTTGACCAACACCACCGCCACCAGAACCACCGTTTGCTCCAAGTCCTGAATCTGTCAACAAACCGCCGCCGCCACCTCCACCGACAGAAGTTATTGTGGTTAATCCTGTACCAGATATTGAAGAATTTGAACCAGAAGTGCCTCTTGAAGTTGGGTTTGAATAATTTATACCGCCCGGTCCACCAGCACCAACTGTAATAGTATAAGTAACTGTTGTATCTAATGTTTCAGTAGTAGCTTTGTAACCACCAGCTCCACCACCACCACCGTGACCACCACCTCCACCTCCACCTCCAGCTATAACAAGGTAGTCAATAGATGTTGGGCTTTCAAGTGCATTTAATCCTACTGGATAATCATATCCTGTTGGACGACCTAATCTTTTAATAGGCATTAAGCTATCTCTGAACCAAAGACATTAAATGAAACATTTGCAAAGTTTGTATTGCAACGAACAACATCAGCGGCATCAATTGTCATACCTAAAGTGATACCAATTGAATCAGCTGCAGGCACAACACCACCACGAATAATATAGTGTTTTACATTGTCTGCTTCACCATTAGGTGCAACTGCAATTGAATATGATGCGTTAGAAGCTGTTTGATTACAAACGGTGATTGTAGATATAACTGTCTGCGTTGCCGCAGGAACAGTATATACACCTGTCAATGTGTTTGCTGTTGGACTTGATTGTCCTAATACTTTATATGTGGTTGCCATGCGTTACATTCCTGATAGTAAAAATGGGTTAAATCCTAGGTCAATCGCTACATTTGAAGCTGCCGTTAGACGACCTTTTGCGTCAACGGTAAATGATGCTACATTTGAAGCACCGCCATAAGTTCCTGCGGTTACTGCGGTACTTGCTAATTTGGCTGTTGTAACTGAACCATCTGCTAATTCAGTAGTCGTCACAGAACCTGCCGTTAAAGCTGTAACTGTTGAAGTTGTTCTGAAACCTAAATGTCTAACTGTTACATTTGAACCATTATCTGGTGCAGAAGTAAATGTAATTGTTGAACCTGATAAACTAAAGTTTTCAGGAGCTGTTTGTATGACACCATCAATTGCTACAACTAATGAATTTGCTGAAGCTGGTGTTTCTGATAAAGCAACTGTAGTACCTGTGCCATTGGCAGTAAAATTATCTACTGTAAATTGACGAATATTGTTGGCTAATTTTGCATAGGTAATTGAACCATCTGGAACAAAAGCATAATTAGATACACCTGAAGCACGATAGACAACATAGATGTTATTTGTACCTGAACCTGGCGCTGATGTAAATGTAAGTGTTAAACCGTCAACATTATAGGCTGTCGTTGGCTCTTGACGAACATTTTCAACAAACACATCGATGTCTGTTGGACTTACAACTTGACGAGTAAGTGTAAAGGCTGTAGTAGAAGCATTACCACTAAAACGTTCAGCGTCTAATTGTGGAACTGCAGCTCTCGTTGGGTCGTATGCTGGTGCAACTGCGCCTATGTATGACATCTAGTTATTCCTATGTTATTTCTAATAAACTTGCAATTACATCAAGTGAACCATTAGCACTTGTATCAATTTTTAATTCATCAGCCGCCTGTAAAACTACTTTTTGTTCGCCACCAATTGGAACAAGTGTTGATCCTGTTAAAATTGGTGCATTAGATATAACAGAATAATTAACAGATGAACGTCTTAAAAATACATTAGCGGTAACTGTACCTGCTGATTTATTTGAAAGTGTTAAACCGATAAGTGTGGTTTGTGTGGAAGCTGGACAAGTATAAACAGTATTACCACTTGTTATGATGTTTGCAGCTACATTTGATTTGAAGGTATTTGCCATTTTTTATGTTTTCCTTAATACTCTATTTATACTTTAATTACATTTATCCTAAAGCAATTGCAAATGCTAATGAATTATCTCCGGACGCATTGGCAGCTGCAAAAGCAGCTGCGGCTGTTGTATTGACCGAAGTAACAGTAGGTTGAATAATTAAATTACCAACCATTCCAGCATGGTTTTGACATTGATAAACATATGTGTTGCCAGTTAATATGTATGGAACTTTCCAAATAAGTGTGCCTGTTACTTTTCCTTGTGCTGAACCTTCGGTTGTCACCACACCTGCGGTTGATACATGTGTAAGCCCTACATTATATAAAGTGCCACCATTTGTTTCTCGTATTAAAAATGGATGTCCAGATGCGTTAATATTAAATGAAATTGTTTGTCCAGGATGTAAATATATGTCTGGATTATTACCAGAATATTGGTCAAACAGATAAGCGCCCGATCCGGAATTCACTACGGATAAAGTTGTTACTCCCGATTTTACATTTGCATTTTGAGAGAAAACCCAATCATTCACATGAACGTTTGTTGAAGCTGATAGGAGACCAGCTGCACTTATGACTGTGGAAATATTGGCTGTTCCAGATACCGCAACATTACTTAAAGTTGTATTGGCAGTAACAGCAAGTGTATTGGATAATGTAGCCGCACCAGTAACAGCGAGCGTATTGGATAATGTAGCCGCACCAGTAACAGCAAGTGTATTGGATAATGTAGCCGCACCAGTAACAGATAGTGTGTTGGCGATTGAAGCTGAACCATTGACAATTAAATCATCAAAGCCAAGAGCATCAAGTGTAATGTTTCCTGATACCGTAAGATTACCAGAAATAGTGGTATCACCAACAACATTCAGCGTATTACCAGCAACTAGATTTGTATTTGCATAAAAAGTACCAGCAATATTATCAGTAAGATTATTTGCTACTGTAATTAAATCTTGGGTAGCAATTAGCCATTGTTGAAACGTATTTGCCGTGGTTACATAAGTAATTGGCATTATGTTTTCCTCATTTGTGCTATTTCAATTAGCATATTTTTAATCTCTGACATGTCTTGTTCTAATTGTGCTAAACGCATTTTAGTTTCAGATTGTTCTTCTTTTTGTTTTTTAGCAATCTCACGCTTCATCATGTAGTCATTTAATCCAGCCTTGTCTGTATTTAGAACAGCCTTGGAATGAATATCACGAATTAAATGATTATGGTCTTTTACTTTTGCATACATGATTATGTTCCTGATGGTAACGCAATAGCTCTTAAATCACGCACTTTTGGAACTTCAGTTGTATCAGAGCCGGACATGACCACTTTAATTGAGAATGTCTTAAATGTGTTATATGCAGTTGAGCCAGAGGTATAAGTTATAGCGTTATTTGCTAAATCTGTGCTACCTGGTGCAAATACTAATTCACGGTAATCATCATCACTTGTTGAAACATAACTAGCATTACCTAGTTGACCCATGAGTTGATAGTTCTTATCATCAAACAAATCAGTATCAGAACCAGAAAGAACCTTGTAATAGACATGAATATTTGAACCAGATGGTTTATATGCAGTTAGATACACACGAAGGTCACCAGAATCAAAGCCATCAGCAAGTGTAACTCGGCGTGTCATGTAACGAGTTTTAGCATTACCACCAGATTTCTTATCTTCACCATTATAGGTGACCGAAGCATTTGAACCGCCACCAGCACCTGGTGTGAGTGTAATTGTTGGTGATGTTGTATAACCTGAACCAGCATTTGTAAGTGTAATTGCAGTAATGACATTACTTGCTACGGTAGCCGTTGCGGTAGCACCTGAACCACCACCACCAGTAATTGTGACTGTTACATCAGCAGAGTTTGCATAAGCTGAACCTGAATTTGCAATTACAAAACCTGAATTAATTAATGGTAAATCATTAATGTTATTATCAACAAAAATACCACCAAAACGAGTAATATCTAATATTGGTGAAACAGATTCATTTGATGTTGAAATGGTTGCTTTGAGTATAAATGAAGTATTACCTGTGGTTGGATTTAATACTCGGCGTCCGTCACCATCATTCATTGTGTAATCTTCTAATGGATTAATTGATTTAAATGAAGTAATGCCACCTGTAGATTTTTCAGATGAGAAAGTATATGAAACTGAAGTATTTACCATCGTCACTTGAGATGTAATTAAATGAGTTAAATCATAATTTACATTAGCACTTGGTTTATCAACCAAGAACTGTGCTGTCGCTGATGTTGTGCTAAACACTTTACGGAAAATTCTAAACATAATGTCAATGTTTTGATCAGCCGTCCATGTAGAACCATTTTGTGACTGGAAGAATGAACCACCATATGGTTGTTCAGATATTTGTAGTCCAGAAACTAAATCTAATTTGCCAACTTCAGCTACATAGGCCTCATAACCATTTGAATTAGATAATAATACAAATGAATGTTCACCAGGTATCATATAAACTGGTGCATCAAATACGAATTCAGTATATTTGGTTGCATCATCTAAATCAGGCGAATCACTAATCTTCACTTTATCTGGTGTAAGTGTTACAGAACCATACGGATAAACAATTGTTGATGATGGATAACCATTAACTGTTGGTCTTAATTGTAAAGTCACTGGTGCTGTATCGTGTTTGGTTTTAAAGCACACACGAAGTTTATCAATGAAAATGCCTTGTGGATATTGAGCCGGAGCAATTAAGAATGTTTGTGCTAATGGATCCCACCAACCAGAAACAGGAACATCATTCACACTTGTTGTTGTAGTTACACGAGAATCATTAACGGATGTCCTTTGAACCGTTGGTGCAACAGTTGATACAACTGTATTTTCTGTGGTTTGCAATAGACCTTGTGCATAGAATGAGGCATCACCGTTTGTGGTTGATGATGGAATATCACCAGTAGATGAATCAATTAAGCGGAATAGTTTTTCACCCGTTCTAAATGTGCTTGCAGGTATATTAAAAATACCAGCCACATCACCAGCACGAGTGGTCGTTAGGCGTCCAATAGAGTAGGTTGATGTTGTATCTGGTGTGGTTGACCATGTACCAGAGATAGTTACATTTCTTGTAGAAGCATTATAAGATGAAATAGTTGCTTGTTGACCTGCACCTGTGCCACCAACAATAAAAATAGTATTACTATTTGAGGTATTACCATAAAGAACTTCATTGTTAGCACCACTAGCATCAATTGATAAAGTAATTGTATTTGACGTAGTTGCATTAGCAATACCTGAATAATGTTCATAACCAGAAATTCTTGTGCTGGTTGATGTTGAAGAACCAATTAAGTTAGCATTAGCAATATTAAATGATGTTGTTGGTGTAATATTGACAACAAACGCTGATGTATTTGATGTTTTAACAATTATAGCAGAACCATTGGTTGTAGCAGTTGCATTATTAAAAATGGTAACTGTTTCAGTATTAGAGGTTGTTGTTCTATAATTTAAACCATTACCAGCAAGAATAAATCTATTTGCACGAGCTACATTTTTTTCAACAGCTGTGTTATCAAAAAATGGAAATAATATGGTATCTGGTTTAAAATCAGAAGCCGTAAATAATACACTTCTTGACCTCATATAAGGAACAATAGAAACATCCACTACACGGTCACCAATGGATTGTGTAATGGTTTCAGGTACAACTTGTGATAATACACCAGTGCGAGTTTGACCAGTTGTTGTGGTTGTTGTGGTTCTTCTAACATTTCTGAGGCCACCACCACCACGCTGTGTAAAGTCAAACGATGATGTTGATGTTCCTGTCCAAGCAGTTTCCCATGAGCCCCATTCAGTAGTAAATGCAGAAGCATTTGTTGCAGTTAAAATTAAATCCCAAGCATCTTTATCACCACCAAGATTTACAAGAACATCTGCTTTTTTATCTGTATCAACCCAAACATCTGATGGTGGATTGAGTATTATTTTGCCAAGATAATTAACCACATTAAATGGATTAATGTTTATTGTTTTTGAAGCTGAATCTTGTGTTACAAAAGTGGTGTTTGAAGCTGCAACTGTTACAAATGGACCAGTTTGTAAGTATGATGTAGAATTAGCTGCATCAAAATTAAGCATACGAGATGTTACATTACATGATGGTCTTAATTCTTGATATTTTGGATCGATAGCAGCTTGATACTCTGAAGAAGTAATATCAGCCACAGAATGACCTTTAAATGAATCTACAATAATACCATTTTTAAATCTTGGTAAGTTTGTAGTATCAAGAATAGTTAAATCTTGCTTATTCAAAGCATCTTGTTCAAGTAAAGATAATGAGGTATAATATTCTAGGTTTCCAATGCGAGTATCAAGTGTTCCAATATCTCTCATGGTATAACGGCGATTATTAATATATTGAACGTCAATTTCTTCTGTATCAGAAACGTATGCTGGCTCACGCAAGACATAAAGATTCATTGTATCATCTTTAGGTCTAGGAATAGTTGGATTTAAACTTGGAATACCTTTATTTACACTAAATGTTCTATTTTTATTTAAAACAACACGATCTATACGAGGTAAATAATAACTATAATCTAGTAAAATGTCTGAACCATTTTCTGGTATTTTTGGACCAGTTGTTGATGAATCCACATCAAATTCAACGGTAGAACCAAGAGCCGCCGTTGCATTTTTACGAACCGGTCTAAAATCTAAACTATCACGCAATTCATATTCATTACCTGTTGTTGGTGAAATATATTCGGTAATCGTATCATAATTTGGATATGAATCTACCGTAAAGAATCCTGCTCCAGATGATGTATGAAGATTATATCTTACAACTAATGGGCCAGCTGGCGCTGTTTGACCCGGTTTTAATTTAATAAAAGCGTGGTCATAATAAGAATCTTTTTGTCCATTATTAAATGAATAACGTGATGTTACATCAGTGTAACCTGTATTTGCTACAGCAGCACCATTGTAATCATAAACACTAACAAGCTCAATAACATCTGAAACAAATAATGATTGTGCTGTGTCTGGTGTTTTAACCACATAAGTATTTGCAATTGTTGTTTGACCCTGTGAAGCAAAAACTAATACCGCTGAATTAGCAAATATATTTTCACCGCCAGTTGTTTGAACAGTCGCATTAGCAGACACTAATGTTTTTGTTTTAGCTGGACTACCTGAAGCTAATGTAAAGTCAATTGTTGCAATTATATTTGCAGTCATATTGTTTGCATTGGTAATTGTCAACTTACGAGTTGTTGTATTGACAGATGTAATTTTATCAGCAGGAACAGTTTCACCTACAATATAAGGTGATGTACCAGCAGTTGTTACAATGACTTGATAATTTTGTTGTTTTGCTGAAGTAGATGTAGCTGAAGCTATACTTTCACCGGAACTAACTGATAGAGCTGGCGAATCTGAAGACACAAAAGTTTGTCCTTCATATAATCTACGATATGAAAATGAAAAATCAGAAATTGTATTTTGCGTAATATAGTTCTCACCCAACGGAAATATAGTAGTTTCAAAAGCTGAATCTGTTAAGAAAGCATCACTATCCGTTGAAGCTGGATCTTTAGAACGTGAATCAATATCAGCAGCATTAATTCTAGTTGTACCTGTAAATGTGGCAATAGAATCTACATCATTAAATTCAAAATCAATGGCAAATGCGGATGCGCTATTTGGTGTTGTAGTAAAAGATTCTGCTAAGCTTATTGTTTGTGTAGCAGTGGTAAATCCTGAAATTCTTTTTGGTAATTCATCAGAACCTAGACCCGAAGTAATACGAAGTTTTGCACCCTTATAGGCATCGCTTACACTGGAAAATATTTGACCTGCTGTAACATTACCAATGGTGACTGAACTTGATGTAGCAGTATTAATTGTACCTGTAATAGAACCAATACTTACATCAAACAAATAACTTTTATATTCGTAAGTGGCTGAATTAGATGTATTAGCAGCTGAATCAAATGCAATAGATTTAACACGAGCTGTACCAATTTTTGTATTGGTAATAGCAGCTGAAGATGTTACGTTAATAGAAGCATTGGGCACACAATGTAAATCAACAGTAGAAAGACTATTAATTGGAAACGAACCAAAGTGATTGTTTGTATAAACAAAGTTACCATAGTCAGCTGATAGTCGTTTGTTTTGCACATTTTCTGTGGTACGAGGTTTATCTATTGTAATTGTTGTTGGTGCAATTGATTCATATTCATAACCAAACACATAGGCTTTACCTGGAGATAGAATAACATCCATGTTAGCCGTATTTGACGTGTTAGTTTGTAATGAGATTTGGAATGGGCGAACCGTATAGTTGCCTGATTCATCATATGTTCTTCGTGCTAAAGTATCTTCAAGCACCGAATAAATTGGAAAACGATAACTACGAGTAAGCACTCCATATTCAACACGAGCTAATTCAATGAATTGTAATGTGTCAGTAGAATCAAAACTACGAGTGGCTAATGTTAAATTGATTTTAAATCTGTCAGAACCTGGAGCTTGATAATTAGAAGCATCTTGTGCTGGATCTAATAATGAAGTATCTGAACTTGATGTGGTAGTTGATTCTGTTATTTCAAAACCAATTCTTGCATTGGCTGTTGTGTTAGAATATTTTGATGTAGCAATGGTTTGTTCATCATTTTGAATAAAGAAACCATCATAAAAATACACGCCTTCAGTTACAGAGAATAGTTGGCCTGTGCCTACTCCTGCTGAAGAAATATTAGCTGATGTTGGTGAATTTTCAAAAGTAAAAATTGTGTCGCCAGGTGCAAATGCAGTACCAAAAATTTGTTTGACCATTAATGTTTTTGGGTCACCTGTACCAGCATCAGCATCAAAAACTTTAATAACTTCAGCTCGTTTTGTTGGTGTAGAAACAGAATCTACAATCGTAGCACCAACAAAGTTATTGGCAGTAACAGCCGTGCCAGCATATGTTGAATCTAATTTTAGATAAGTAGCATCTTGAAGATATGTTGTTCCACCAGAAACCACAGAACCGTTTTTGAATACATGATTACCAAAACGCTCTACTTGTTTTTGAAGGATTGTTTGTAATTGAGTTAGTTCACGGGCTTGAACAGCAAATCCAGGTTTAAATAACATGCGAAGAAATTTCTTATCTTCATCAAAGTCATCATAGTATGGGTTTGCATTAAAATTAGTATTGATACTCATTTATTTCCTCTAAAATGTAACAACAAATTTAATATTTTCAGCCTGACCATCTTCTCGTTCTGTTTTAATGACATTCTCGGCATAAAGAATATCACCAGTATATGGTTGAAATTCTGGATCGGTTTTAGAAATTACAACCCTAGATACACCGGATGTTAAACCAACCAATGGAAGACCAAGTGTTATTGTCCCCACAACCTTACTTATTCTAACTTCGTTAGATTCTTGTGCATTTACATGACCATAGAAAGTAGCCGCATTTACTGACCCTTGGTAAACATATTCATCTAAAGTATAACTTGAACCTGCAACTAATGTTAAATCTGTTGTTTGTGAAATAACAGAGTTAGCTGTTGCTTGTGTTACTGCTGAAGTATTACCGTATTTATGCGGATTGGCAAGAAGTCCATACTGGCGGAAAGAAGTATTTGATGAAATTAACCCACCTTCAGTAGAATCAATTTCACCTATACGAGTAGCTGTCATAATGTTTGAACCACCCAACTCTTTTGCAGGATTATAGGCATGACCAAATTTTGGTGAAAGAATTACACGAGCATTTGCATTTGTTCCTGAACCGTAAATAAACGCATTAGCTCTTGAGTATCCTGTGCCAATAGTTGTTACAGTAATCTTGGATACATTTGCATTAGCTGAAGATACGCCTGAAGTTGTATTAGAAAGTGTAGCAGACGCAATCACACCTGTTCCATCACCATCAATATAAACTCTGGTTGAAATGGACACATTACTTGTATTACCACCAGCTGCCGTTGTGGCTGTTGAAAGTGTAAGAACACCTGTTGCATTAGCGGCGCTACTAATAAATGTTCCTGTTGCAATACCTGTACCAGAAATGGTCATATTTGCAAGATTGGCAAGTGCAGTTACATTATAGATTGCTAAAATTTTGGCGGTATTTGCTAAAGTAAGTGTTGTTTGGCCTGAAACAAAGCCATTTACTTGCACATTAGAAGCCTGACGATAATTTGTACCAGCTGATGTGACTATAATAGTGGTCAATTCGCCATCAACCACACCGGTAGTATCTACATTATAATCTAATTGATTTGTTGATGATGGAGCTGGAACCCAATCAGTTGTTAAAAATTTGTTTGATGGTTTAACATTATACATGTATTTCCAAATATAACCATCAGCTGTACCAATATTACCATTTGATGTTGAGTAATCACCGGTGGGTTCTACTGTTGAATTAGCAGAATTGTTATTTGACATACATTTATATACACTACGATCCGTAGTAATCACATACATCGGTTTTAGATTTTGAGAGGTATTGGCACTTAACAAGCTATTAATTTCAATGGTATCATCGTATTGACGGAATTTAGTATTACCCGACCAATTAACTCTAGGAATAACTAACTCAATATCGTTGGCCGTTAATTTTTTAGCCGCATACATGTGATCCCATGTGTCTTTTTCAGCGTCAATTGTATCTACAATAGAATCGGGTGAGGCTTCATTTGCATAGGGAATATGGTTTCCTATAAAAATATAAAGAATTGGATCAGTATTACCCGAATTATATAAAGCATTACGCCACAGTTTGGCGTTATTGTAACCTAGTTTTTTAGTAGTTATTGATGGCATGGTCTTTATTTATATCAATATAATAAGAGTTTGTGCAGTTGCATTTGAAGTAAATGCAGAAGAAACCGCAAGATTTGTATTACTTATGATGCTACTTATGGTTCTAATCACACCATTTACAGCCACATTAGAACCTATAGAAATAATACCATTTGTATTGGCAATATTAAATTTAGTATTTGTACCGGTAACAAATATAGAAGAAGCTGTAACATTCACAGTACCAGAGATTGTATTGGTTGATGTGGTGGAAATTGTAATTGTATTTGGTGTAATTAATTTTAATTCATTCAAATCAGCATAATTTACAAAACCTGCTGGGTGCATGAGTTGTTTTAATATTGTTTTATATTTTGAAAACTCGGTAAGTGAAGAAGTTACATAAGAATAATTCACATAGTAATCACGACCTTGCAATTTTCTTTCAGAGGTAGAAAGAATAGAATCAGATGTTCTCCAACGACCGGGTAGAGTTATGTATCCTGCTTCAATTTGTGCATTAGCCGTAGCCGTTCCACTACCTGTACCGGTTAAATCAACTTGTGGAATAAATTCATATCCTGAACCACCACTTAATACTTCAATGCTTATAATTTGGCCAGGCTGCGTATTACCAATAAATGGCGTTAATATTTCACCATCACTCATTATGGCTGAAATTTGAATGTTTGCGTTTGCACCTGAAGCTGTTGAAATAGTTAATACTGGAAAATTATTTTGAACATAACTCACTCCACCAATTGGATAAACTCCATAGCGACCTATTTTTTTACCTGTAGCCGTAGAAGTGAAATTTACATTCACATTTGCATGAGTAACATTTGAAATTGAATTAATATAACGACTTTCATTGTTAATAATAATTCTATCGCCAACTCTAATTTCTGTACCAAAATCAGTTCCTGTGCCAATCAATTGTGCTGTATTATTTGAAATATTAGCTGTTCCTGTAACTCTTGATGGTTGAATTTCAATTTGTGTAATTTGTCCATTAGCTAATACCGCTTTGACGGCTGCAGCTGCACCACGACCATTTGTTCCTACAGGGTTAGAACCAAAGTTAATTTCATCGCCAACGGCATATCCTGTTCCGCCATTATTGATTGCTATACGACCTACTGAACCAAATGTTTTAATATCAAAAGTGCTATTACCAGCAGTATATGTTGCGCTATTTGCGTCTAATATTGGTGATATAGCTGTAGATGTATTTGAAAAAATAATAAGAACATTAGTAATTGGCCCAAGACTTGTAATTTCTAATGATGTAAGAGCATCAGCAATAACTGTGGCTACATTTTCACCAGCGGCAATAATTGAACTTGGAAAACCATAATCAGCGGCTGAAATAACTGTGTTAGCATAGGTTGAAATAACATCGTCATTGACAGTATATGTATTTGAAGTTGAATTAGCAACTCCTGTGGTATCAATACCATCAACTGCCAGGTCTAATAAAAACGGTGAAGCAATATTTGATACTGCAATATCACCACTATTGAGGAAACCGGCACCACCATTAGTAACTGTAATAGAATCAATATAACCTTCAACAACATCATCAACAACAGCAATAGCATCTTCTGAAGCGCCACCACCAGTCACAATTACAACATCACCTACATTATAACTTGAACCACCATCAATAACAAGAATACGATTGACAAAAGAAAAAGTATCTGTTTCTAATGTGATAAGTGAATCATCATCAGCAACTATATCAACTTCAACTATTTCTCCTTGTTGAAAAGAACCAAGAAGTGTTTTTTCACTAATGAATAATTCAAAAGGAAAACCAAGGTTTAATTGGTCAGTAATAATTCTTTCGGTAGCTTTTTCAATTAAAGCTGTGGCGCCAGAAGTGACGCCTGTTACTTTGCGATTATTAAGTAATTCAATATTAAAATCAGAATAAACTATTTTAACTTCAGAATTGGCTGAAGGTGCCGTATAAAATACAAGTTTTTTAGTTTCTTTGCGGAAAAAATAATCAGTTAATTCAGTTTTTAATACATCATCTACAAAAACTGAAATATCACCATTTGTTGGTTCTTGAGCTAATAGGAATGTAGTATTACCTGAGGCTACAGCACTAGCAGAAGTGTTACCATTGGCGGTATAAAGGCTTCGTATATCTGTTTCAATACGAAGAACATTATCAATTACCCATTTACCATCAGAAGCTCTTAATACATTATTTTTTGGTAAAATGATGTCAACTTCATCATTAAAGAGCATTCTAAATAATAGTTTAAATGCACTCTCTGAACCTTTTGCTAAATACAAAGGCAGAACATTTTTAATTAGAAATGCTTTATCAACCTCAACATCTTTTGGTATGAGTGTAGCATAACTATTAAAAAAGTTAGATTCAAAATCATCAATAGATAAATCAACATCGGAAAGATGTTTTAAGTCTTTTGCTTTGGCTGTTAAATCGTTTAGTTGAGTGCCTTGTTGTGTTTCAAGGTATTCATAGTAAGCTTCCAAAAATGTAATGAATACAGGATATTCTTCCCGAATAAACTCTGGAACTTGACGATTAACAAGTAATGAGGTTTTTAAGTCAGACATTAAATAGCTTCAAGTGTTGTTACAATAGATGTAGGATCTTCTTCATCAATGGTAATAATGGTATTACGAACCGATTGTATAATTCCTTTTTCCGATTCAATAGACAAACGGATCAGTCCATCATCTGTGTCTATTGAACGAATATTGATGTCATTAATAATAATCTCACCGGTATCATAATCAATTGTACCAGCTGTTGAATCAACAATTTGTCTTTCAGCGTTTGTGTCATAGTAAATTGTTCTTAATAAACCTGTGCGAGTATCAATCACAGCCGTTGCGGTTGCACCATATCCATTGCCGCCAGTAATCGTTACAATAGCACGAGAATAATCAATACCACGAGTTGTCACTTCAATACTTTGAATTGAACCGTTGACAATGGTAGCAGTAGCATTAGCACCTGTGCCATCACCAGTAATTGTCACGGTTGGTGCAGTTGTATAACCTGCACCCGGATTTGTAATTGAAATTGAACTAATTCCTGAAAATGACTGAGGTATTTCTTCAAATGTTACCGTTCTTGCCACACCATTAGAATCATTAACACCAAATTCTGACGACACTAATTTATTTGAAATAGTACCACGATGTAAAGGCACATTAAAATTAATTGTATATGCTTGACTTTCACCAATGGTTGGTTTAAATCGTTTTTGCACACGAACAATTGTTTCTGAGCCAAGAATGGCATTTAAGTCGGTTTTGTCTATATCATCTTGTAATTTAGAAAGTATAAAACGAGTATCAAATTTATTTAATTCACGATCACGATAAGTTAAAACAGCATCACGAATAACATTTTTAATTGATGTTTCAGAGCTTGTTGTTTTTTTAGCATCATATTGAACGGTGTTTTCAACAATGAGATATAGAAATTCTGGATCCAATATTTCAGCTTGAACAGCTACAATAGCTTTAGGTGAAATAATTTCATCAATGATTCTTTGTTTTTCTGTTTCTGAAATATAATAATTAGCTGTTGGTTTCAATGAAACAAATACTTTACCATAAACACGAGGAACATTATCTTCGCCACCCCATATGGAAACAGAATCAAGGTTTGGATAATTGTTTAAAATATATGATTCATAATCTTTGAATGTCACTAAACGATTTTGTGTTGAGAATTGAGCCGCAGCTGAAAATTTAATATCATCCACAGATTCACGGTCAGCGCCACCTGCAGCTGCACTCACCGGTGTAATTGTAAAGTTTGATTGTGAGTTACCCAATGAATCGGTGAGTGTTGCTGTGGCTACAAAATTATTGGCTTTATTTGCAGCTGTTCCATTGTTTAATAGATATGTGGTTGATACAGAAGCACCATCAGGTAAAGATTTACCAATAACATCGTTACCAAAATAAATTTGATATTTTCCATTTCGTTCTTCTTGTAAGAAAAATACCTCAGATGAAGCATCAATATCTAATATATCTGTTACTTTATTATAAACAGATGTTGAAGTATTACCCACACTTGGCGCAACAGTTACTTTTAGTGTAGTGGTATCAATATTACTATCAGGTAATGTAAATACTTGTTTTGGATTTGTAGCTGCATTATGTGTAAAATTATAGGTAACAAGTTGACCTTCATAAATTTCAAGATTTTCAAACACAAATTGACTATTGGCTTTTGTTACAGTTACATCATCAAGCACTACAAAATTATATGATTTAGAATCAATTTGATTTGATAGAAATGAAAAACCCTCCGATATAGTCATTGTAGCTGCAGTTGTTGTATTTGATTCTACTGAAAAATCAATAATTGCTACAGGAGCTCGTGTTGAATATGGCACATAGTTTAATGTTTTAGCATGTGACACAGCTGAATCTCTTAATAGTGCGGTATCAAGGAATGCCTCATTGGCAACCATATTAAGATAATAGGCATTATAATGAGTATTATAAGCCAAAATATCTAATAGAATGTTTAAACCAGCTCCATCAAAATCATAGTCGGTAAATTCTGCTTGTTGATTTAAAAATGTTTTTAGATTTGTCTTGATTGTATCAAAATCAAGTTCTGATATTCTTAAACGGTCTGCCATTTTATCTAATTCGCTCTAGGAAAAAATTAATCGTAATTGGGTTTGGATCATTAATCACAAAGAATTCTAATTCAACTTTAAAACCATTATTATCTGGATCTGGTGATGCTGTTACTTTAGATACTTGGGCACGAGGTTCAAAATTGTCAATTGTTTCGGTAATTTCTCTTTCAATTTGTGCGCCAGTTACGGCATCTACATTTTCAAATAAAAGGCGGCGTATATTACTACCAATTTCTGGTTGAAACAGCCTTTCATAATGGTTTGTTAAAACCAAATTCTTGACTGCATTTATAATCGCATATTCATTCTTATGCGTGTTAATATCTTTCTTTACTGGATGAATTGTAAAATTCAAATCCAAATCTTTGAAAGACCTTGCGTTATCTATATCTACTGTAGCCATGTTCTATTTATTCTACTTCGGAAGCGGAATTAACATCCGAGCAGTCTGTTCCACTGGTTCTTGTATCACTAGGGCACGAAAAGTCTTTTTTACCAGACTGCCTTCTATCATAAAAGTTACCACCAATCCAACGATGATAATCACCATTATGTCTTATATGTGAATCGCCTTTGATGGTTTCAGTTTTACTACCTACACTTGCATTAAAAGCTCCACCCACAGTAAGATTAAAATTACCGGCAACTTTCCAATTTACATTACCGTCCACGAATAAATTAACATCACCTTGGACATAAACTGAATCGTTACCAACAATTACACTAAACTTGTCTTTTTGGATGCGTTCTGCACGGTCTCCAGCAGGTCCCCATTCAACATATGAACCTGACCGATGGTACAAGTGTATTCTTTCGTTATTTTTTGTGTCATCAAACTCTAGGGCGTGTCCTGATTCACTTTCATATACATTATTATATGGGTAAGTGGCATTGTAATATGGATTTGGTTCTACCCGTGAGGCCTTCTTTGCTTTTTTAAGTGATACAATAGAGTCATCTATGGTTTCATTTCTTGCCAAACGTGAAGTGGTTGGTTCATCAAGTTTTCTTGGATAAACTGTTTGTGTTTCATTTGGCTTAACTGGCGCTGAAGTGAGAGCTTCAGCTGACCTTGGATCCGAGAAAGCCTCTTGTGGATTGCCTTCTTTTAATGGAATGTTTGGAAATACACCAATCATAACTGGTTCTTGTGCGTTCTCACCGTCAACAAAGAAACCAAAAACCATGTCACCTTCTTTTGGCGCATATGGGTGTGGATTATTTACAGGAAGGCTAGGCATAGACCATGGTAAATTTTCGGTTGGTAATTTCATCTTATCATCAGCATGCCAACCAACACATCTTACACGACAACGGCCAAGTTTTAATGGGTCTTGGCGGTCTTCAACAACACCCACCCACCAAATGAATCCATTTTTACCAGCAAAATCTTTATTTTCGTTTTTCATTAGATATAGGTCATTAATTTATTATTTTGTTCAGGATGGCTTACAATATCGTGTTGATTATTAGTAGAACTAGAAACCATTTCAATAATTGTTTCGTGCTTATTATAACCAATAACATGTCTTGCGGCCACTATAAGATATTTACCATTTAAACTAGGATCTTCATTTAAATCACCCTTTTCTTTAATTGCATAAACGGGTACTGAGAAATTTACATTAAAACCAGAAGATAATTGAAAATTACCAGGCATGACAACCTTTATTCTTTTATTAGTTAAATTTTTAAAAATTGCTTTTCTTTGAAACATATAATTTTCATAACCTTCGTCTTTTGAAATTGATATTGGGTCATTCTGTTTAATATATTCTGAAAATTTTCTGGCTGTGCTAAAAAAACTTAAAACTTTACGAGCATCAAAAGAGGTATCATTAAATTTATTATCTCTGTTTTGAATAGCTGAATAATTTGGTTTTATATTACCGTGTTTCATGCTTGAATAGTGATCATTATAGGTAATATTTCTTGTAGCAAAAGTTCTAGTTACAGGATCAAAACCAATAAACTTACCAGCATTAACACCACTTCTAGTTTTCTCAATAGAATCGTTTTGTGATATTACTTCAAAACTACGAGCGATACTTATTTGTCTAATAGAATTACTTTGTGATAGATTTTGTGGATCAAATTTAATATCTAAAATCTGTTCTTGTGTTAAAAGTGTGGACAATGAAACAAAATTATAACCAATAAGATTTTTAAAAAAAACATAATTTGGTGAGTTTTGATTATCTAAGGCTCTTTTGGCGCACCATTTAATTGCATCTAGTGGTGTTAAATTAGGTATGATTACATTACGAACACCTGAAGTTTCTTCATGAATGCCATTTAACTGACTTTTTGGAACTTTAAGATAATCGTCTAATATTTTTCTAACAATTGTTGAATAGCTTGCTTCATAGTTTTGATTTACTTTCTGTTGGTCAGAATACATAAGTTCATCAGATACAAAATTAAGAACATAAGATTCACTATTTTGGTTTTTGTTTCTACGATTTGTTTGTTTATAAATTCTATATGCTTTTTTAATGCGAAAGTTTTCAGAATCGTTATCTTTAGCCATATCAATTAAAATAACTTCGGAACCATCAAATAAAAGTTTAGATGATAGTCCAAAAGAATCGGTAATTAATATATTACCACTTATTATAGGCATAAACAGAGAATCATAAAGATTTAACTCAACAAAAAGATTAGTAATATCAAAAGAACCAATTTTTGACACAATTGTTATTTCATTAATTTTAAACTGTGAGGCATCTTTTACTGTTAAACTCATAAGTTAATCGCCTCTAATTACACGTCTAAATTCTTTTTCTACCTCTGGAACAAAATCTTTTTTTAATAATTTTATTTCTCTTTTAGCTTCATTTTCTTCTACCTCATAGTCGTAATAAGTTTGTTTTTCTTTAGTGATAACTTCAGTTACAACATCGTCACTATCTAATGTGTATGATGTGCTTGAAGATGCCACATTTGCATAGGTGTTAGCATCAACTTGAAACCTTTCTTCAATTTCTGTACCATCTGAAGCCGTTCTTGTAATAATTTTATAATACGCTTTAGTATTATTAGTGC